CTAATATGGATTCTATCTCTAAGATGGATTGGTCCGAATTAAACGACTTGGTAGGCAAATTGGAGGGAACACTATGAGTATGGTAGAAGAAACACCGACTGATGATTTACGGGACAAGCGGATGTTATTAACCCGTTTAGTAGAATTAGAATATACGATTACTAATGCACTTGGTCTTTTAGCCGAAACTGGTGAAGAAAATAAGTATAAAGCAATCAAACCAAAATCAATGGACGTTGAAAGAATGGCCGCTAAAGCAAAGGCCGGTTCAGTTCAAGAAGTTAAAAAGAGCCGAGGACAAAAACTTTTGCCCGAACATTTATTCTATAAGAGTGAAGAAGAAGATAGAGGAGAACCACGAAGCGAAAGTGTTGAAATGCCGGAAGATTCACAGGATAAGGATTTGGTAGCCGCTTTAGAAACTGCTTTGGAAAAACTACGACGAGCAAAACACACTCTCCGAGTTAGCGAAGAAGCCGCATTTGTTCCCTCCGATGAAGCGTGAGGGTTGAACATGAATTCTAATTTTTTTTCTATTTCTAAAAATAAAACCTCCTTGACGAATAGAATCAAGGCGACCTATTTATCTGCCTTTGAAAACCCAAAAGCATACGACTACGAATGGGAAGAGTTAGTCGTTGAATTGAGAAATATGCTAAAGGACCCCCTTTATCAAGAAATGTTTCCCGACTTAGAAACCGATATTCTTTATTCGGATAAAACCTTAAATGTTAAAGAAGGTAGGGCCAAGCAATTATACGATGCTTTATCAACAAAATCTATTCTTGTAAAGGAAGACAAAGTGGATTTTATTGACCCTAATAAACCCATGTATAGAATTTTTTCAATTGATGATTTGAAAGAAATTAAGGGCCTTACAGGAGAATATATTATCCAAGAAAAATATGACGGACTAAGAGTCCAAGTTCATAAAAAGGGAAAGGACATCACCATTTATTCATTTAACGGTAATGACATAACTTCAAAATTTTCTAAGTGTGTTAAATACCTAAAGGAAAAGGACACGAAAGATTTCATTCTTGATGGCGAGGCTGTCTTATACAAAGATGGGGAACCTCTCGTTAGGGCTGATACACTAGCACATATCAATAAAAAGGTTGAGTCGGAGGAGGATATAAAAATCCATGTGTTTGATATCATGCACTACGACGAAGATAGAGTCGCTATGGAAAAAATGGAAGACCGGATGAAAATTTTAATTGGAGAATTTAGCGGTCTTTCCAACGAGGTGGTTTTATTCCCCACCAAACAAAATACTAGAGAAGCGGACTCTTACGAAGAAATCGAAGAATACGCTATGGAAATTATGAAGAATCCAACCTCCGAGGGAGTCGTTATTAAGGATGCAAAGTCTTCCTATGTTATCGGTAAAAAGAAAAACCCTAAGTGGATTAAGTGGAAGAAAGTAGTTGACCTAGATGTTTTGGTTCTATCAAAAAGAAAGAATAAAAACAGTTCCTTTACATATATCGTTGGTGTCGGACCAGTAGACGAAAACACCCCAAAGGCAAAAGAATACGAGGGTAAATTTTATGCAGAGGTTGGTAAAACCACTAATACTAAAGTAAATGTAGACGAAGGTAAAATTATTCGTGTTAAGGTAGACGAAGTTATGGGTAATGAGAAAAAGGGGTTCAGTTTATACAACGCACAATTTCACGAAATTCCCGAAGTTAGTGAATCCGATAAACTAATTACTTTAGAATTTTTAACTAAGAACGGTAAAAAGAGTTTAGCCGATTATACGGTAGAAGCCCTTAAAAAATCCTACACACTTACAGACGGTATTCATGGTATCGTAAAAATGAATATAGAACCTAACATGGACGGTTTAATTTTTCATGGATTCAAAGAGAAGAACCTTATGGCTAAGAATGCCTATCCCGATATGGAAGTTTGGAAAAAGCAAATTAAGAGGGCATACGGAAAAGACAACGGTAGATTCATGGTTTTTGTTCAAAACATTCTGATTAAGCAGGGAACGAAATCATTACAAGACCTTTACAAAAGGGGGGTAGAACATGACCCCGACCTAATGAATCGTTTGTTTGGTGATAAGGACGGGATGAAAAAAATGAAGCAACGTTTAATGGAAGCCGGTGATGCTTATGGTATCAAGGGCAAGGATAGATTTTTCTACGATGATAGAAGTATTGCTAAAATGGAGGAGAAGGAAGCCGAGTTTATGATGTGGCTCGGTAAGGATGAGAAAATTTACTTCACTATTAAGCACGAAGATTTTGATAACAATTGGGCCGTGGACATCGAATCAAAGGATAACATCTATGACTTTTTAGGTGAGGCTGGTAAATATCCGGTTGAATTGGTGTCCGTTATTCAAGACGACATGTTAATTGATAAGGGTAATCTAATGCTGGGCGCACAGCGACACGGCTACCACGAATATATTCTAAATGGAAAGGACATTCAATCTAAATTACACATTAGATATCTACCTGTTAAGGAAGAAAAAATGTGGCTTGCTTGGACAGGGTATGAAACAAAACCTACACCGGAGGATTCCGATGAAGGTTTAAATGATGCTAGGGCAGATAAATTCATCAAAATGTAAGGTTTTTTAGTATAAACCAAGAAATATTTATATAGTCTACTATCCAACATATTATCATGCAGTTGAGGACTCCGATGTTTGGTAATTCACCTACCGATGGTGGGGAATTTGTCATTCTTAAGGAAAATAACGAATGCGTTATTGCTGGCTACGCATCGGTTGATGTGGTGGATAAGCAAAACGATAAAATTACTCTCAATGCAATTCGGGATGCGGCTAGTGGTTTTATGAAAAATGACCGTTTCCGAAACGTAATGATTACCCACTCTAATGTTCAAGTGGGCGAGGTCTTAGACAAGTATACAGATTCCAAAGGAAAAGTCCTAAAAACAGGCGTAGATGATACAGGTTTTTTTGTAGTGATAAAGTTAAGAAATGATATTGAAAAGGCAAAGGAAGTGGCGAGAGATGTTCGCCGTGGAAAACTTCGTTCCTTTTCAATCGGAGGACAGGCAATCAACAAAGCCAATAAATATGACCCCGACATCGGAAGTTATAAAGAAATTGACAAGTTAGAATTGCATGAAATCACAATTTGTGAAGAAGGGATTAATCCCGAAGCCAAGTTTAATATAATTAAGGAGGACAAAAAAATGAGTGAAATTGAAAAGGCATTAGCCGAATTTAACGAAGTAATGGCAGAACTGAAAAATACTGTTCTACTCAAGGAAGAGGAAGAAGAGGAAAAGCAGGACGAAGCCGGAAGCGATGAGGAGAAGAAAGAACTCCGAGGCGGTTCTAGAGAAGAAATGATGCAACAGGGCGACATGGAAATGGAAGACTATGCAGATGGCGATGAAATGGAAATGGGAGACTATGAAAAAGAGGACGACAAAGAAGCCCTTGAATACATGGCCGAGAAAAAGGGTGTTGATACTCTTGACCTTTCCCCTTCTAACCTTGAGAAGGCTTACGAGGCTTTCCGAGCAGAAAGAGAAGAGGACCGAGCATATGATTTGGTTAAGGCTGAATTTGAGGCTCGCTATGCAAAGGAACTTCAAATTGAAAAGCAAGAAATTGCTAAGGCCAAGTTTAACCCGCAAAGCGAACTTTCCGAACTACGAGAGGAACTTTCCTCTTTGAAGAAGAGTTTGGAAAACAACGAAATCGCTAAGGCACAGACGATTGAGGAATCAACCCGTCAACTTAGTGAAGATTTTTCCCGTGTAAACGAAATGTCTTGGGACGAGATTCATGGTCTTTTCTCAAAGCACGAGGGGGGTATTTAAAATGAGTGGATATTTTAAGACAATTGGAGATTTGGAGCGAGCAACCTATGGAATGGGTGGCGATAACCTTTTGAAAGCAACCGGCGCAACTTCTGGTATTCATGCTGTTCACAATTTGACCTCGCAGGGTGGCGATGCTACTTTGCACAACTTGATTTATGGTCAAAAAGTGTGGTCTATGATTAACCGTGAGATTAACGCCCTTTCTATTCTTCCTAAGAAACCTTGGAAGTCTAGCGGCTGGCGAATTATGAAGGAGCGTGCCTTGGGTGGTACGGCTGATACCTTTACTGTTACGGATTCCGATACTCTCGGTGGAACGGCTGAAAATGAGTCGCTTTCTAACATTACCAACATTAAGCCTGTGTTTGAGAACCTTCATGTTTCTCCTAAGACGATTGCTCACACTT